CGCGCTCACGTTCGGCGCCCCCGCGGAGCAGACCTCGGGACAGATTATCGCCCGGAACTCCGTCGCGACCGCGTTCAACCGTCCCTCTACGGCGTGGGGCACCTGGACACATTCGGCCATCTACTCGGCCTCCTCGTCCGGCGAGCCCGTGTATATCAAGGCTCTTGTCGAGTCGGTGGAGATCAAGAAAGGATATATGCCGACGATTGCCGAGGCCGCTATCGAGGTGGGGATTAACTGATGTTTGAGAGGAGATACAGCCTCGCGAAGTTCTCCGTCAATCTCGAGACGAAAACAATCGAGATCGCGGAGACGTTTTCCGAGGCTTTGAACTCCGTCGCGGGCGTGGCGATCCCCGTAGACGTCCGCGAACGGTACGCCGACGCCGTCCAGGGCTACACCCGAGGGACGATCTCGGTCGTCTCCACCATGAGCGCGACCGAGGCCCTCTCCTCCGCGGTGAAAATGTCGGCGAACATTGTCGCCCGGTTTACGGCGGCGGAACGGCTCGCGGCGGAGGTGGAGGCGATAAAGAACCTCCGCGCCGCCCTGACGTCCGCTGACAGCCTCGCGGCGGCGGTGCAGGGGTCGAAGCATATCCCGACAATACTCGCGGCCTACGAGGCCCTAAACGCCAACGGGAGCGCCTCAAAGAATATTTGTACCGCCTTTGTGGCGGCGGATATTCTCACGGCGATCATGGACGCCACCTCTCAGACGGCGGAGGTCGTGCTTATGCAAGTCACCATTCCGCCCGGGGGCGAGCTCCGGCTTGATAGCGACGTTTTCCTCGCCATGCTGGACGGGGAAAACGTGCTCTATGCTCAGTCGGGAGACTGGATCAACGTCTCGAGAGAACTCCTCCGTCTGATCGTGGAAAGCGCGACCGGGGGCGCCCTCGAGGGACAGATCATCTATACGGAGAGATATTTATGATTGAAGTATTCGACAAGACGCGGCGGCGCGTGGCGATCCTCGAGAACGCCTACGCGGCCTCCGAGTCGCAGAAAATCAACTCCGTGTGGTATTTCTATTTTTCCCTCCCATACGGAGACTCGAAAAACGAGTATTGCAAGCCGTTCTATTACGTCCGCCCGGACGGCGGAGAGCTCTATCGGATCATGCCGGAGACCCTCTCCGTCTCCGAGTCGGGCGGGATTTCCTATCAATGCGAGCACGTCCTCGCGACGCTGATCGACAACGTCCTTTTTGGCTACCATGTCGTCGGAAACCTGGGCGTCTACACCGCCGACGTGATCCGTTATATCCTGGATCACCAGCTCGTGAAAAATTGGGTGCTCGACGAGTGCGATTTCCGAAATCAATTTGAATACGGGTGGGAGCAAGAGTCGCTCCTCTCGGCGCTTTTCTCCGTCCTCTCTCCGCTCTCGTCCCCTATGATCGTCACAGATACCACCGTTTACCCGTGGCGTCTCTCCCTGAAAAAGCTCGTCACGACCGGGCGGCCTGAAATGTACGTCCGGCGCCGCTACAATATGACGAGCTACACACGAGGCCGCGATCCTCAGAATATTGTTACCCGGCTCTATCCGCTGGGCTACGGCGAGGGCATAAACCAGCTCAATATTAAGGGCGTAAACGACGGTGTCCCGTACATTCAGAGCCCGAAAGAAATCACGGACAAGTACGGGATCATTGAAAGGGTGTGGATAGATCGGCGGTATGAGGACGCGGCCTCCCTCAAGGCGGCGGCGGAGATCATGCTCTCGGAACTGCAAGAGCCGCTCGTTTCCTACTCCGTGGGTTTTCACGAACTCACGGCCTCGGACTATGACAAGGCCGCAATCGGAAAGCGCGTCCGTATCATATTCCCGGAGGTTGGGGACTCCGTCGATACCTACATAACCGAGCTAACCCGGAAACGGGACGATTTGAAAGAGTCCACGATCACCGTCGCCAACCGGGAGACCTCTATCGCGGCCTCTTTGGCCGATATGGCGGATCGTCAGCGGATCGAGCAGACCTACGCCCAGGGCGCGACGCAGATTTACAGTCAAGCCCTCCAAGCCAACAGCGCCCCGGACTCCGGGGCGACGATGGATTTCTTTCTCCCCTCGGAAATGCGGATCGTGAATAAAGTCCTCGTAAAGGTACGCATGAAAAAGTTCCGCGCATACTCCAAGGCCACGGAGGCGGCGGAGAGTAAGACCATCACCTCGAGCACGAGCGACGAGGACACCCGGACGAGCTCGTCGGGCGGCAGAACCACCGCGACGACCACCTCGGGCGGCGGGACGTACACCTCCACCACCTACGAGGCGAAAAAGACGCTCACGGCGACCGCGGTTATTCTTTCCGCCGAGAACATCTATCCGACCGAGGCGGCCATGTATAACGCCGCGAAGCATAACCACGGCATACCCGACCGCGTAAAGCTGGCCGTTTACGGTGGAAAGGACGCCAACGGGAACGTGATCGCGGACGGCTACGCGACCTTTATCGAGTCCGGCGCCCACTCCCACGGAGAGCACGATCACGAAATCACGATCCCGCGGCACAATCACGAGGTAGAGATCGACGATCACTCCCACAAGGTAACGATCCCGGCCCATACGCACGATATTACGATCCCCGGCCATTCCCATAAGGTCACGATCCCCGGCCACGAGCACAAGATCACGCCCGGTATTTTCGAGTACGGCAACCCTCAGAATTTTTCCCTCTACGTCAATGGGGAGAAAAAGGCGGATTTCGCCGGGAGAAACGCCGAGCTCGATATAACGGCCTTTTTGGTGGGCTCGGACAACATGATCCCCCGCGGGAGCTGGCTATCGCTCGAGGTGAGGCCGGACGACCTCGCCTATATCAGTATCGACCTTATCGTCCAGGGCTTCATACAGTCCCGCGGCGATAACACAGTTTGACGGAGGTGCAACCCATGAAACCCATGTATTACGGTATTCCGTTCTCGCCTCAAGCCACCCTCACGGACACTATCGGCGCGGCGGACACCATCATAAAAGTCTCGGACGTCTCGGCATTTCCCGACGCTCCGAACTACGCCACAATCGGCACCGACGAGGGCGGCGAGACGATCCTCTATACCGCCAAGACGGCAAACGCCCTCTCCGGGTGTACCCGCGGCGTCGAGGGCTCCGCGAAATCCTGGAACGCGGGCGAGCTGATCGGTCGCAACTATACCGCGGCGGATCATGCGGCCATGATCGACAATATCAAGGACGCGGCCAAGACCGCGGAGGCGGACGGCGTCACCTTTGACGACGGCGAGACATTTCAGGAGAAATATAACTCCGGGGAGCTCAAGGGCGGCAAGGGCGACCAAGGCGAACAGGGCCCCGCGGGCCCCGGCGCGAATGAGATCGCCGTCACGCTTCCCGTGAGCGGGTGGTCGAACGGCTCTCAGACCGTGCAGAACGCGGGCCTCGTCGTCTCCGGCTACGGGTACATCATCACCCCCGACCCGGACAGCTACGGCGCCTATACCTCCGCCGTGATCCATGCGGACAGCGTCACCACGGCGGGACAGATCACATTCCATTGTGAAGAAACACCGACCGAGGCCCTCAAGGTCTCGATTATGAAAATCAAAGTGGAGGGTTAAATATGGGAAACGTGTATAACATGGTCGGCGGCGGAGGCGGGATCAAGCTCGTCTCGATTGCCGTCACGACGCCGCCCACGAAAACGAGATACCTCTCCGGCGAGAGTTTCGACCCCGCGGGAATGGTGGTAACGGCGACCTATTCCAACGGCGCCAAGCTGGCCGCCACGGGCTACGCCGTGGAGCCGAGCGGGCCTTTGCTGGACGGCGTGACGAGTGTCACGATCCGATATACCGAGGGCGGAAAGAGCGTCACAGCCTCTCAGGCCGTGACCGTGATCCCGAAACTCGTCTCGATTGCAGTCACAACGCCGCCAACAAAGACGGCGTATCGCTACGGAGAGGCCTTTTCTGCGGCGGGAATGGTCGTAAAGGCCACCTATACGGACGGGAGCACGGCGGCGGTAACGGGCTACACGACGAGCCCCTCAACCTTTACCTCCCTCGGGAGTCAGAGCGTCACCGTGAAATATACGGAAAACGGCGTCTCGGCGGCGGTGACGACGCCCGTCACCGTCTCCCGCGCCGTGATCTCCACCGTCCCGAGCCAGAGCGGGAGCCTCACCTATACGGGCTCCGCACTCTCGCCGAACTGGAACAACTACAATTCGGCACAACTGACGCTCGGCGGAACGACGTCGGCCACGAACGCCGGAACCTACGCCGCGACCTTTACTCCGACCTCTAACTATGAGTGGAGCGACGGAACCACGGCGGCGAAGTCCGTAAACTGGACTATCGGTAAGGCCGCGGGCAGTCTGAGCATTTCTCCGACCTCCCTCACGTTGGACAGCTCGAACCCGACCGGGACGATCAACGTCACGCGAGCGGGTAACGGTACGATCTCCGCCGAGTCCAGCAATACCAGCGTCGCCACCGTCAGCGTGAGCGGGACGAAAGTCACGGTTTTCGGCGTCAATCAAAAGAGCGGCTCCGCGGTTATCACGATCAAGGTCTCCGCAGGCACCAACCACAACGCCCCCGCGAATAAGACTTGCAACGTGACGGCGGCCTTTGTTCGTATTTACGGCGTCGCCTGGGACGGCTCGAGCACGACGGCCCTCACCAGGACGGACGACTCGGCCCTCTTTGCCGATCCCGTCCCCGCGGTGGGAACCGGGGCCGGGAGCTCTCCCTTTGATAACTGCCTCCCGTGGTCGGGCATGACAAAGGTAACGGACGGAAATAACACCCTCGTAAAAATCCCGAAATTTTGGGTAAAGGTGACGCACTCGCCCTTTAAGGTGCAGATCGCAGACCAGGCAACAGACGGTTTCCAGGTCTCCCCGGCCCACCGAGACCGCGGCGACGGCGTCGGAGAGCGCGACGTCGTCTATATTGGCCGCTACGAGTGCAATTCCTCCTATCAGTCCAGGACGGGCCAGTCTCCGAGAGTGAATACCTCCCTCTCTACGTTCAGGAGCGGGATTAAGGCCCTCGGAACCGGGTATTATCAAGCGGATTTCGCCTTGCAACTCACACTTTGGTATCTCTACCTCGTCGAGTTCGCGAACTGGAACGGACAAACCAAGATCGGGCGCGGAAACGTGGACTCCGGCTCCGTTATCAATACGGGCGGAACCGACTCCATGACCTACCACACGGGCCGCGCCGCGGGCACGGACGGAAACGTCGCGATCCAGTACCGCAATATTGAAAATTGGTGGGGAAATGTGCTCGAGTGGCGCGACGGAATTATTTTCTCCGGCGCGAATATTTGCACCTACAACAACCCGGCGAATTTCGCAGACACCTACAACGGCACAGGCGCCACCGTGAGAAGCAACACGCGAGCGACTACGGGCGGGTGGATCAAGGCATGGGGGCATGACTCCTCCGATAATTCCTTTATCTACCCGAACGCGGTCGGCGGCTCCGAGACGACCTACGTCCCGGATTATTGCAACTATAGCTCCGGCGTCCGTGGGCTCTTTGTGGGCGGCTACTGCAGCAGCGGCACCAACGCGGGGCCGTTCTACCTCTACGGCTACTACGCGCCCTCCTACGCGTTCTCCTTCCTCGGCTCGCGGCTTCAAAAACTCCCCTCGGCGGCGTAAGCCGCCCGGGGGTTTGGGGGTCGCAACCCCCATAAAAAACCTCGCAATTTAGGGACTGGCTACGCCATGCGACCGGGGTCTCCGTTTTCCGGGCCCGGATTATTGCAACTATAACTCCGGCGTCCGTGGGCTCTATGTGGGCGGCAACTACAACAACGGCACCAACGCGGGGCCGTTCTACCTCAACGGCAACAACGCGCCCTCCAACACGAACTCCAACCTCGGCTCGCGGCTACTTATTCCATACCCGAAACTCCGCGTAGTCTTTTCCTCACCGCTCGGTGAAAATTTCGCCGCAGGGACACGGCCAAGTAAGCCCGATATGGATTTGAAAGGTCGTGAGGTGAATAAGAAAAATTATTTACGTCCGAAAGGCGACCACAGCATGAAAACCACAAAACGGATCGGGCACCTCATGGAGAAACTTTGCACCCGTGAGAACGCCCTTTTAGCAATCGAGGCAGTCAACGAGCCTCGGAAGAAAAATAAAACGGCTCAATGGGTGGAGAGCACGAAAGAGGCCCGGGCGGACGAGCTTTGCGAACTCCTCCGGGATTTCCACCCGAAAAAGCCCCGGACATTTCCTCGCTACGACTCCACGGCGGGGAAATGGCGCGAGATCAACGAGCCCGCCCTATGGCCGGATCAATACGTCCACCACATGATTGTTCAAGTCCTGGCCCCTGTCCTCATGCGCGGAATGGATTTCTATTGTTGCGGGAGCATACCGGGCCGGGGCCCGCACCGTGCCCGGAAAGCTATTGAGAAATGGCTCGAGAAAGACCCGAAAGGCACCAAGTACGCCGCCGAGCTGGATATAAAGAAATTCTATCCCTCCCTCTCTCCGCGGGAGGTTATGCGGTTTCTCCGGCGAAAGATCAAAGACGAGGCTTTTCTCGGCCTCATTTGGCGGATCATCAAAGACGGGATCAAGATCGGGTTTTATATTTCTCAATGGCTCGCGAACGCAGTCCTCGAGCCGCTCGACCACTATATCCGGGAAAAGCTCGGAGACGGCGTCCGTCATTACGTCCGCTATATTGACAACCTGACTATTTTCGGCCCCAACAAAAAGAAACTTCATCGGGCGATCCGGGCGATCATGGAGTTTTTGGGGAGAATGGGCCTCCGCCTAAAGGAGAATTGGCAACTCTACAACACCCGTAAACGCATGGTGAACGCGGTCGGCTACCGCTACAAGCGGGGCCTAACCCTGATCCGCAAGAAAAACCTCCTCCGGCTGAAAAGACAATGCACCCGGGCCCGGAAACGGATCGCGGCCCACCGCAGAATAGCGCCGATCCAGGCGCGGGGAATTTTATCACGGTCGGGACAGCTAAAGCATTGTGCCGGGTGGAGCCTCTACGATAAGCACGTCCGGCCCATTGAGAAAACAATAAAGAGTGTCGTCCGGGAGGCGGCGCGAAAGGAGAGAATATTATGCTCGAGTACATGATCGGAACCACGAGACGGAACGGGAAAAGCCTCCGCTATCTCCGTATCAAGTCCGACGCCGAGATCGGCCTCACAGGCGACCTCGTCACATTCACGCAGACCCAGGAGGACAAGGTAAGCGTCTACGAGGTAATCGTCGGCGATCTCCTCCGCGAGGAGTCCGGCGACGGTCTCTTTTATCGTTGGTATGAGGTCGAGAGCGTCCTCGTCGAGACCGACCACACGCCCCAGCTCGCGGCGGAGGTCGAGGACATGGCCCCGGCCACCGTGGCCGCCTCTATCGCCTTTGTCACTATGGCCGAGGCTGGACAGATCGACGACGCCACGGCGGCGGAGAACGCCTCGCAGTTTGCCGAGTGGGCCTATCCCGTCGCATATAAGACCGGAGCGATCCG